ATCACTAGCAAATGCAAAATACCCCATAGTTCGTTTGTAAGGTGAAGACGGTGAGGTATTTCTACTCATAAAATATCCATGAGTCGCAGATTGCCCAGCGTTTCTATTATATGCGTATCGCGGCGTCTGAGGTGAAAATTGTGAAATGGTCTGAGTCATTGTGGTGGTGGCACCTGATGAGAATGGAAATCTATGAACGCCACCTACAGGTGCGTCACCAGCGACTCCTGAATATCCATATGTTGAACCAGCAAA